CCCAAAAAAGAAGTTTATGACTCCGGAAGAGTGGATAGAATACCACCAGTCTCCGGACAGCCAAAAGGAAGCACTATATGCTACTTACAAAGAGCGAGAAGAAATTGAAAGGCGTTGGGAAAATTTTATTGAAAATTGTCTCTTGGCCGGTACATTGGATTGCTAGTTTTTTTATTAATGAGTGGGAAGTAACTATTTGGATTGACCCACAGAAGAAGACGCAATACCAGTTTAAGTGGCTTGATAAATGTGAGCCTAAACACTTAAAAGGAAAACTCACGTCTGGAGAGCCTTTTGAGTTAAAAACGCAAGACGCGTTTAACTTCCAGATCAAAAAGGTGAAGTAATGCTAGGAATGATTAAAATGCTCCCAGTTATGATACTTCTTGCAGGAGCAGGATATGCGTATCATACTACTGTAGTAAGCCAGAAAGATACTCACATTGCAAGATTAGAGACTAATGCTGTTACTTTAAAAGAGAATGCTATGAGGTTAGAAGCAGCATTTGAAAAAGAGCAAGTAGCACGGGAAAGGTCGGAACAAAACTTACAGTCTCAGCTAAAGGCAGTAGGAGCTTTGACAGAAAAGAACAACGCTATGCAACAAGAAATGGATGGATACTTATCTATTTTCAAGCGTCATGATATGACTCGTCTTGCAAGAGCAAAGCCTGGGCTAATCGAACCCAGAATTAATAAAGGTACGAAAGCAGTATTTCGTTCCATTGAAGAGGCAAGTGTGGAGGTAGAAAATGCGGATTCTCAGTAGTGTACTATTATTATCACTCGGAGGATGCTCGCTAATACAACCGCAACCTCTTCCGGCTCCAGAGCCAATTATTAAAACAGTAACGGAGTATAAAACTCTTGAAATATACCAACCTCCGCTACCAAAAGCAATTGACTTGCAGGACGTAGAGTTTTTTGTAATTACAGAAAAGAACTTCGAAGAGCAAGTAAAAAAGCTAGAAAAAATGCAAAGTGGTACTTATGTACTTTTTGGTATTACACCACAAGATTACGAAAACATGGCGTATAATTTACAAGAGCTGAAAAGATATATTGGTCAGCAAAAAGAAATTATAATTTACTATCGTCAAGCTACTCAAGGTGACGAAGACACAGACTCTGAAGATTGGATAGAACGAAATGAAGAAGTTCTTGAGGATCAAAAACAGGACTAAGTTATGGCTGTTCAAATTAGTCGAGCAGATGTATCTCCCGATGAGATACTAGATTTACAATCTGAGACACGCTTCCTAAAGCTGCCTACAGACCCCTACCTGGATCTGTTAGGCGTTGTACCCTTACCCTCCCAGGTAGCAATTATAAATGCGATTAATAATCCTAAGTACAGATTTGTCTGTGCAGCAGTCTCAAGGCGGCAAGGCAAAACATACATCGCAAATATAATCGGGCAACTTGTATCATTAGTTCCCGGTTCTAACATCCTAATCATGTCTCCCAATTACTCGCTGTCTCAGATTTCTTTCGACTTGCAAAGAAATCTAATCAAGCACTTTGATTTAGAGGTAGCAAAAGATAACGCGAAAGATAAAGTTATTGAGCTGACAAACGGCTCTACAGTTCGAATGGGTTCCGTGAACCAGGTTGATTCCTGTGTAGGTCGTAGTTACGATCTCATTATCTTTGACGAGGCGGCGTTGGCAGACGGACGTGATGCGTTCAACGTAGCTCTTCGCCCTACTTTGGATAAGGATAACTCAAAAGCTATCTTTATTTCAACCCCTCGGGGCAGGAACAACTGGTTCGCAGAATTCTTTGATAGAGGATTTAATGATGAGTTTCCAGAATGGTGTTCAATACGGGCTACTTATAAAGATAATCCGCGCATGTCTGAGACGGATATACAGGAAGCTAAAAAATCTATGTCCGACTCAGAGTTTAGGCAGGAATACGAGGCGGACTTCAACACTTACGAAGGTCAAATTTGGAACTTTAATCACGAAAAGTGTATCGCTAATAATGAAGAGCTTGATACTCGTCGTATGGATGTATTTGCTGGCCTCGACGTGGGTTATCGTGACCCAACGGCATTTATGGTCGTAGCATATGATTGGGATGAGGAAGTGTACCACGTATTAGATGAATACCTTGATGCCGAAAAGACTACCGAACAGCATGCCGCTGTAATTCGAGGTATGGTTGACAAATGGGATATCGACTACATTTACATAGATTCCGCAGCACAGCAAACTCGATTTGACTTCGCACAAAATTACGATATTAGTACTGTAAATGCGAAGAAGTCAGTATTAGATGGAATCGCACAAGTGGCAGGTATAGTTGATAATGATAAACTTATGGTCGATCAGCGATGCGGTGAAGTACTATCTTGCCTTGATCAATACCAATGGGATCCAAATCCAAATCTCGCAAGAGAAAAGCCAAAACATAATCGAGCATCGCATATGGCAGATGCTCTTCGATACGCACTATACTCATTTGAAACAACTCAGAGCGGGTTCTAAAGATACCTACAAAAAATAGTGTTTGACAATTTATCTTACAAGGGCTATAATTCAAAATGAAAAAGCTGAAAAGAGATCCGGTAAAATACATAAGAGATCGAGCTAAATCAAAGTATGAAAAAGGTTCAGAATGCCACATTTGTGGCGCTGATACAGAACTCGACTTTCACCATTTTTACACTTTAGCGCCTCTACTAAGAGAATGGTTAAAAGTAAAGCAGAAAGAGAGACCTGCGCATTATACGGACGAGTATATTGTAATCTGGCGAGACGAGTTTATAGAAGATAAATGGGCGGAGCTGTACGAGCACACAGTGACACTTTGCCATAAACATCATTTGGAACTGCATAGATTGTATGGCAGAAATCCAGCCCTAGTGACTGCAAAGAAACAAATGCGCTGGGTAGAGATTCAAAGAGACAAACATGGCATGGTATAATTTTTGGCAAAATAAAGATACAGAAGAGAAGCTGAATCCTGCCCAGCCATACTACGACCATAAAGTAGAGCCCTCACGTGAAAAAGTAGTTAACTACGAGAGAGCCTATGAAGACCTCGAAATTGTAAACAGAGGCGTTAACATGATTGTTGATGATACTTCTGAAATACCAATTTCTGTAGGCGGTCAAGTACAAGGAATGTCTAGTGTAGTAAAAGGTATTAAGCGTTCGCGAGTAGAGCTACTCTTAAATAAAGAGCCAAATCCTTTTCAAGACATTAGCACTTTTCGTCGTAATTTAATTACTGACTATTTACTTGACGGAAACATTTTTATTTATTTTGACGGTGTACATATGTACCATTTGCCTGCAAACAAAATGACAATACATGCAGATGATACAAAGTATATTGAAAAGTTTACGTTTAATGAAACAATTAGCTATAAGCCAAGTGAAATTATTCACATAAAAGACAATTCATTCTATTCTATCTATAGAGGAGTTTCAAGATTAAAACCTGCTTTACGAACCATGATACTCATGAGAAGTATGCGCGATTTTCAGGATAACTTCTTTAAAAACGGCGCCGTTCCAGGTCTTGTACTCAAATCTCCTAATACTCTATCAGAAAAAATTAAAGAAAGAATGATTCAATCTTGGTCTGCACGTTATAGACCAGATGCAGGAGGTCGCAGACCTCTTATTCTTGACGGCGGAATTGAAATAGATAAAGTTTCAAACATAAACTTTAAAGAATTAGATTTTCAATCTGCAATTTCAGAAAATGAAAAAATTGTACTAAAGGCACTCGGCATTCCACCAATTATGTTAGACTCTGGTAATAATGCTAATTTAAGACCTAACATGAGAATGTACTACTTAGAGACTATTCTTCCTATTGTACGCAAAATGAACTTTGCACTAGAAAGATACTTTGGGTTTGCACTTTCAGAAGATATAACAGATATTCCGGCATTACAGCCAGAATTACGAGATCAATCTCAGTACTACTCTGCATTAGTAAATACTGGAATTATCTCTCCAAACGAAGCTCGAGATGCTCTCGGATTCGCTTCAGTAGAGGGATATGATGATTTGCGAGTTCCAGCAAATATTGCTGGTAGTGCTGCAAATCCGGACGAAGGCGGAAGGCCTGTAGAAGAAGGAGAAGAGTAAATGGCAGTACGTCAAAAACAAAAAGTTTTAGATATTGCTCACGAACATTTTAAGAAGCACAAGCTTCCTTTAGATGTAGACTATAAAACATA